AGCAAAGGCTAGGTTTGAAGCCCTCTCTCAGTATGGTGATGCTATTGATATTACAGATTGGTTAGATGATCTATATGGAACAGCCGACGATGTAATTGCCAGAACCAGAATGGATAAAATAAAACAGGTTCTTAAAGGCAAAAAGTTAGGCAACGCCTCTACACTGGAGGCCCTTTCAAATGTTGAGGGTCAAACAAGCGTAATGAAAGCCCTTGAGTCTAGCCCAGAGCTAAAGGATGCTATCGTAACAGAGTTTAAACAGTCATTGAGGGACGCCGGAGAAACAGAAGATGTTATTGCTACTATAGAGGACTTAAACTATAGTCAGATAAAGAGCTTCTTTAACTCGGAGTATAAGGGTGACGCGGGAGATCAGCTTAACGACTTTGATGTATTTAAAATTGCTAAAATAATGTCGGAAGAGCTAGGGTTACCAGACCTTAAGATTACTGCAACTGTAAGCGACATTCAGGAATACTCCTCTGCATTCTCTACTCAAGCCGGAAAGATGTATGACGTTCCCGGTAAGAGAGAGCTATCCGAGAAGATGGGCGGTCTGTCCAAATCTATTGTCAACACTATACCTGAAGAGGGCGAAGCGGGTCAGGCTATTAGAAGCGCGAAGAAAAACTACATTGACAATGTTATTACGCGGTACAGAGACAGGGACAATAACCCACTAGGCTACAACGTAGACCATTTTAATCCTAACGGAAGCCATAAAGTTGATCCCGTTAAATGGGTGGACATAAAGAAGGTTATCTCAGGAGACACTCAAGCGGGCACTGACCTTGTAAATCATCTAAAAAAGACGTTTGGCGGATATTACGATGACACAGGGGAATACGTTCTTTCCTCTAAGGGCAAGGTTGTTGTTCGCAATCTAATGAATGATCTTCTTGCTAGACATATATCTGAGTCAAAGACCGTGCGTTCTGCAAAAGAGTTGATACCCTCTCAGGGTAAACTAGTAGATGCTGAGAAGTTAGTAGAAGGGCGGTTAGCCGCACGGGCTAGATCAGTCGGCGGGGATGCTATTGATAGCCCTGCGCTTGATGTCCTGCAAAGAGAAGGGCTTATTGATATAGACAGGGTTGTACAGTACAATCTATCCGTCGATAACTTCTTTGGCGGGAGAGAAATACTGAAAAATGCAGAAGGTGTTGTAGAAAAAGAAGTTAAAAGAGCAGCCGTCGCTGTTAGAGAGCAGGCTAAGCTAAGAGAAAACTTCTTAAAAAACATGGATAAGTTTGGTGCGGAACAGCAGGGTGCCAGTGAAGTAAATGACTACGACCGCTTCTTAAGGTTCTTCATACTGAATCCGCAGGGTCAGAGCAGAATGGATGCCCTTCTTCCAAAGATAGCCAAGGAAATGGGTGTTGATGAAAAAGAAGTGAAAGAGCTAGTATCAGACCTCACAATAGAATCTATCTCTCGCGCCTCATATGGCAGAATGCGAGAGTCAAGCCCCGGCGAACTTCTGCGCGACTTTGACCATGAGTCTTTGTACTCCCTTGTTTTAGACAAAGATGTGTCTGAAAGAGTTAGAGGGGTTATAGGGGATGATAAGTTTACTGCTCTAACTAGAATGGCTCAGTTCCTTATGGTTCAGAACAGGGATAACGCAGCGCGGCTGAAGGATGCAGGTATCTCCGTGACGAGTCCAAAGGGGCTGTCAATTGAGTCACTGCTGTCTCGTACCTACAGTGTAGCGCGTGGCGTCATTAGCCCTAAGTATGTGGCAACAGAAGTAGCCATTCTTAGCTTTAGAAAGAAAAAGGCTCAAGCCCTATCAAGAATACTTAACGACCCCAAGATGGTTGACGCTGTAATTGAGATTATTGAAACAGAGGGTGATACTATCAGAAGGTACGATCCAAATCTGTTTACGGTCTTAATCAATGGGCTTGGCTACCACCAAAACATGAAGACCAAGGAAAAGACTAAAACCCAAATTCGTGAACTCGAATTAGATAACTTAAGGAGATAGCTATGGGATTTATTATTACAATCGTAGTGTTAGCACTTGCAGCGTTTGGAGGATTTTCCATCTTCGCTGCTATTACACCAAACCAGTCGGATAACAAAACAGTACAAGCCATCCTAACTACAATTAATGTGTTTGGGATGAACATTCTTAAGGCTAAAAACAAACTAATTAAATGATCAAGTTATACATTTTACTAGTAGTTGTTGGCTTGCTTGGGGGTGTGGGCTATGGGGCGTACTATTACTATGTGGATACTCAGGATAGAATACGCATCCTCACTGAGAACAATACAAAGCTTGCTACAGCTAAATTGATCCAAGACAACACAATTAATGCGATGGTGGAAGACAGGGATAAATTTCAGAGGCTGAACAGCGACCTTCAATCTAAGATTGATAAGGCTAATACCTACAGGGATACTCTAATAGGCCGTTTAAGAAAACACAACTTAGTTGCCCTTAGCCTTAAAGATCCTGAACTAGTAGAAAAGAAGATAAACAATGGAACTAAGAAATTACTTCGCTCACTGGAAGTCATATCTGGTGCTGCTCCCATTACTCCTGCTAAGTAGTGGCTGTACTTCTTTCTTTAAAAGGGTTATGCCTTTAGAGGTTAAGACGGTAGAAATAGAGAGGCAGATACCTATACAGAACCGCCCTCGTCCTGTGGGTATGGATGATCTGTATTTTTATGTGGTCAATGAGAATAACTTCGATCAGTTTAAAAGCAGGTTCATAAAAGAGAATGGAGACTTTCTATTCTACGCGATAAGTGTAAGAGATTACGAAACTCTTGCATTGAACATGTCTGAGATAAAAAGATTTATTCAACAGCAAAAGGAATTAATTATATACTATGAAAAAGCAATAAAGCCAAAGGAAAAAAGAGGGGAAAATACCCCCGCTAAATAACTCCTTTTATATCTCTATACTGTTGATCACTATAGTCTCGTAGGTAATTTACCAGCGAGACTATTTTTTTTGTGTGTTCAAANTCAGGNTTCCANTTATCAAAGAGGTCTTCAATCTCCCTAGCAGAGGGCGGTCCCTCAAAGTCTAAGGCTATCTCTCCCTTTGATGTGATGGATACGGACATCTTATAAAGAAGCGCGTCGGGTTTTTTACTCTTTTTCATTGTTATGCTCCAGCATAGATATCGGCAAGTTGTAACAGTCTGCCCTAAAAACAAAACCGTTATCCGGGTCAACGTCTCCCCTTTTGTGTTCAGTTGATTCTGTAAAGAAGTCTTCCTTATTTATCTTTCCTAAATACCAACCAACAGAGAGATCGTTTTTAACTCTAACAAAAGCATAGGAGTCACAGTTTTGTTTAGCATTGAACTTAGCAACTGAACAGGAGTAATACTCTTTTGGGGGAGAGGACACTCTCTTAGTTTTGACATCTACTGTTGTGCCATCATTAAGAGTAACATCGTAATCAAAGGTGTTTTCGTGAGAGCCACCCAGAACGCTTACAACTATCATCTCCCCCAAATATCCAGCCTGAGAACCGGCACCCCTCTCAATAGAGTTGTTTAACTCACCCAAGATAGTAGCCTTGCGTTCGGCTAGTCGGCGCATGTCCTCGGTTATCTGAACTTCGTGTATCATTATTTAATAGGAGGAAGAGGTTGTACTTCAACTTCTCTTTCTTTTTTCTGTGTCTTTACTTTAGCATTGTGGACCCTTAGATAAGCACCCTCGATCTGCTTCTGTTCGTCGCCATATCTACCTAGTCTCTCGGCTACAATGTCGGGTAGTAGGCCCTGCATAGCACATGCTCTAGCCTCTTTCCATGATCCGTATAGGGCTACCTGACCTTTTCCAATATTAAAGGTACCGTCAGGGTTATAATCACAGCCTTTATCAGCGGTAGCTGCGGCGGTTGTTAGCGTAAGCGCAGTAAGTCCAATAGCACCGATTATAAGCTTATTCATTCTAAACTCCTATATCAACAATCTCACAGACATCTCCTGTGCAACTTAATTCTTGAGATCCTGTGGTAGTGTCTTCTACCTCAAGCTCTTTTAAGTCTTCCCATACTATCGAATCAGGCATCTGTGTCAACAACTTTTTGTATTCGTCTTCACTACACTCGGTATAGGGAGCTTGCTGGTATGTATGATCTGAGAAGGGAAGGAATGACACGCCTGAGAGGTAGTCAAAATTGTCATAGACCCAAGAGCCTACTTTAAGCCATTCCTCTTCTTTAACGGAAATAGTGATTGAGGGTTTATGCTCACACCAGAACTCCGCATACACTTTCCACAGTTCAAGATGTTCAACTGCAGTCATGCTTTCCCTCGTTAGCGCCCCTTTAGGTGACTTAACAGGAAAGGAGAATACCGTCATGTTGTCTTCATTACCAATAGCAGGTTCTGCGGGGATACCCTTCTGTATCATAAACTGAGTAAGAGGGTCTTTAGTGTCACCGCGAACAGTTCGGATGTAATACTCACTATGTCTAGGATGGATACCAGACGCGCTGTCAACCAACTGAGAAACAGTACCGGAAGGCTTTACACAGGTAATAGCCGTGGACACTTCAATGTCTAGCTGTTTAGCAAACCGTTCATTAGTTTTAATTGCCACTAACTTAAGACCCTCAAGAATGCGGGGCAAGTTGTCATCCACCTTTGATAGATGTGCGTTGTCCAGAATGCCAGTAAGGCTAACACCCAGCAGTCTCTCTTCTTCTGTATTCTGTTTCCAGATTTTACGCAGGTATTTAAAATCAGTTAGAGAGGATTGATAAGTCCCTAGCTGTGTGGCTAGCTCTACTTTCTTTGAAAGATTTCCTACATTATCCTCGGAACGAACAACTACCTCTGTAAGATTACAGAATTGGTAGGGTCTTAGAATTATTTCAGAGCAAGGGTTAGTTCCAAATACATGATCAGAATCGCGACGACCGATACTATCAACCTTATTTTTAGCTGCTCCACGATTAAAAATCCCTCTCTCTCCAGACTTTGATTCATACAGAGAATACCATTCTTTTAGAAAAGTGTTCATGTCCGGGCGGCTATCATACACCGCAGAGTTGTTGGCTAGCCCTCTGTAGGGGTATTCCCTAAACCAATCTCCCGACTTAGCTACACGCATCCTGTTGGAGTTAAGATCAGAGAGGGATATAAGGGCTGACCGCCTAACACCACCAACAACAATAACACTAGCAATCTTACAAACAAGATCGTGACATTCCAGAGTTGATAACTTCCTGCCCGCAGCAGCCTTGAAAAGAGCCACTGTAAACTTCAACAAGTCATCCAAGGGTGCAGGACCGGACGACCGACCGCCAAAGGTCTTTAGACGCGCTCCAGCAGGGCGTAAGCGGGTTAGATCCCATTCTGGCACCTGTCCTGCGTAAAGACACGCAATTAGTTCTCTGAGGCCCCTAGCCCACCCGGCCTTACTATCCTGTACAATAATAGTTGTCTCAGTAGGCTCAAAGTGTTCATTTACAATAGGCAGCTTATCTGTGTATTGTCTCTCTGCAGAGAATCCCACCCCTGTACCACACATAAGCACATACAGAATTTCATCAAAGGAGCGCGGGGAGTCAACAGGGATATAAGAGCAGTTGTACCCGGAAGTGTGATCACGTTCTAGGGCTAGACCTGAAGTCATCAAGGCTCGCATAGAAGGCATTATCTGTAGGCTAAGTACAGCCTCTTCCAATTCTTGTCTATTAGGAATAGTGTGGTTATGGTTTTTCTTTAGGTGTGTTTCCATATAGTCAAAGTATCTAGCCACTGTCTCAGGCCAAGCTTCCCGCCTGTCACCTAGCCAACGGGCATAGCGAGACAGGTGTATGAACTCTTGATAGTCTGTAGGGAAGTAATTATTAGTCATTGTCTTTTGTTTCCTCAATCAACCTGTTTATGTACCAATTGGCCTTCATCAAATCCTTTAAGGGCATACCCTTATGTTTATACCTACATACATATTTTAACACGTTGCCTCTCAGGTAGCCAGAGAACTCTTCTTCGGTCATGGATTCTTTTATAAGCTCAATAGTTTCTTTGCCATTCTGATTGTAGTGGTTAGGGTTATTTACAGCTCCCTCTAACTCTTTAAGATACTTCTTTTCATCAGGCATTAGTTATCCTCGCTAAATTTAACTTGTATGACATTATCATATACCTCTTCAACAGTAAGTTTTTTGCTGTCTTTCTTTGCCTGTTCCTCAGATATTCTATCTAGTGTAGCCTCATGCCCTAACTGCATTAGATAATCATAGTCCGTTTCAAGAAGACTAAGCATACCCTGCTGAAGAATGTGGGCGGCGCTAACGTCTGTGGCGTCTAAGGTGTCGTATGCGCGAACAGTCACCTTGTCAACATCTATGGAATCAAAAACTATATAGAGCCTGTCCGGTGCGAGAAAGAATGTCTCCTCAGATATTCTATTTCTCATAGCCTCATCTATCAATGAATCCGCATCTTCTATCCCATCGCCCGAAGTAAAAACAAATCCTTCATAATCATCGCCCATTGAACCACCCCGCTGGTAAACTTTTATCCGCCCATTCAAACCCGTGCTTATCCGCCCAATCAGCGTGACTAGTCTTTGACCCTTTGTATATTTTCTTATTGCCGTTAGCAAAAAAGAATTTAACCTCAAAGTCAGGGTTTTGTTTTTTAACAAGAAGGTGTTTCACCCTATCCTGCTGTAGTAATCTACCCTTAACTTCAATGTACATACCCTCACTAGGTATGTAAAAGTCTGGAATATATACGCTAGGCTTACGCTGATAAGGAATCTTATCAGGTTCAAATTCATAGGTAATACCCCGTCTAGATAAAGACAGGGCAACTTGCGCTTCAAACTGTGATCTAAATCTCATGATGCAGTATTTACCATCTGTATATACTGTTTATCCATATAGTCTTGAACCCATTCAGGGGTGGTTGATTTAGCAAGTGAAAAAGGCACCATAGGAAAGACTACAAGTTTGTTAACCTGTCTTTGCCTACGTATTTCAACAAAGCCCTCAGATATTGCAGACTTTCCAGTACTATTAAACTCTTCTTTCGACCAAAACCCATCCGGTGACATATCTTTTGCAAAAACTATGCATATGAGGTTAGCATTAGTGGCGGCTGACTTAACATGTAGGTTGTCTTGAACAAAGCAATCTCCTTTTACTGTATCAAAGTAAACAAAGGTCGCATAAGGGTTTTGTTCTATTTCTAAATCGCTAATTCTTTCTGGCATATATAGTGACATTACACTTCATCCTTTACATGCTTGCTGTACCAAACTCTAGGCTTTGTCTTAGCGCTTGACTTTGCTGACATCTTATACACGGCATCAGGCCAGCAGTACTTCTTATAACCACAGTAACCACAGGTTCTATCCAGAGTTCGGTTTCCTGTCTTCTTAACAGTACCCGTCTCTTTATCCTTGTAGGTTTCAGCAGTGTCAGTAAAACACTTGTCAATGGTTGGGTTGGTGAGTACCTCTCTAATATTCCTGTCTGCTAGCTCTAAAGCCTCTTCTCTATCCTCGTCCTGCACAAGGGGAGCTTCACATACAGCCCACTCACCTGTAGACTTGTTAATGGCTATCCACCCGCCAAAGGTTGTTCCAGCAGCCTCTGAGTATAGGTAGCCCTGTGGTACGTAGCCAAAGGGATCATCCTGCTTAATGTTGTTATAACCGCGATTAGCCGCAAACTTCATAGAGAAGGAACCGGGTGCTGCACTTTTAATGTCATAAATCTTATTGTCTATCTTGACATCATAAGTACCTTTTAGTGTTGTGCCACCAATATCAAGACTAACGGCCTCTTGTTCCCCCTGTATCTCAACTCCAGAAGCCTTGAGTACTGTTACAGCAACAGCTTCTATTAAGTCTCCAAACAGGAATTTCATTACAAGGGTGTAATCTACTTCTTCCTCTTTGTCCTCACGAATTGACATCTTTTGCTGGCATAGGGGTTTACCTACGCCAGACATACGTACACGGTATTCAGGCTTCCTATCAAATTGCCTCTGAATAGCGGAGCCGCACATTTCCTTAAACTCTTCGATAAGGTGAGGGGGAAGACCTTCGCCTTCGCCCCTCGATGCCTTTTCAAGAAAATGCTGTACTTTATGTAACAGCATGGATGACATCAGATGCTATCCACTGCCTCTAAAGAGTTGGCTACATCCAAGTCATCTCGCGAGAGTACTGCATCCTTACGATCCCTATACTCCTTAATAACCCTTACATTCCACTTATCAATGTCTTCCATAAAGGTGTTTAGAAGCTCAATATCCCCGTTTTCTACTTTAACCGGCTTAGGCTTATCAAAAACAGGAGTGTAGTAAATCACGCTACCATTTACATTACGCTTCGTTGCAAGCTTGGCCTTCTGACCAAACATTAGTTTAGTAGAGGGAACTTCACGGATATAGTTAGCAACAGGCATGAAAGCAGAGCCTCGCGCGGCCCAGATAAAGGGTGTACCCTTAAGCTCTACTTCTTCACCTTCTACAGTTTTAGCATCAGGTGCGGATGTAACCACACCATACACAACCTGTGTGCATTTAATGCTCTTCTGCTTTGCGTGTTCAATAGAGTTAACAGGTAGTCCAGAAACTTCATCCTTAGACAGCTTACCACATTTGTTACCGCCGCTGGTATCTGGAAAATCATCACTAAGCGAGGGTGCTAGCACAGTACGAACTGATAGTTCAGGCTGTTCATTGTTCCAAAGGTCATAGGAGTAGTATCTCACAAACAGGCGCAGCTCCATCTCTTTAGAGTAGATAGACTTATCACCCATACGCAAGCGGAAGGCACCCTTCGGCAGCGTCTCCCCTTCTTTGGTTTCATTCTGCTGCTCAATAGCTAGCCGGGGAAGCCCAACAGCAGCGTTTGAGTTTACATCCACCTGTCCAATCATAGCTGCGATTTTTGCTACATTCTCGTCATTAAAATCTTCAATCTTCATTATGGTACTCATCTAATCTGATCTCCTGTAAGTTTAGCCAATCATGGCCTATCTTCAATTCTATATCAATAGGCATGTCAAAGTCAACATTAAATTTTAGCTTACACTCGTTAGGTATACATAACATAGACTCCCTCATTAATTTAACCATTTGACTCTTCTCGTCAGGATGAACGTCCATAACTATAGAGTCGTGTACTGTATTAATAATCTTACTCTTAGGCTTAATCGTAGTCATAGCCTTTAGCGTTTTGTGTAGTCGTATCAAAGCTAAAGGTAATAGGTCCGCTGTTGCAAAGCCCTGAACAGGGTAGTTCTTAATGGCGGTAGCCCCCACTGCAGTACCTCTTCGGGTATACTTAGCATAGGGGAAAGAATACTCCCGGCCAGATGGTAATACAACCTTCTTTGTAGTTACAGCCTCTTCCTGAAGCCTGTCATGCCATTCAGATACAGCTTGATACTTATTCCTGAAAGCTGCGTAATAAGCCATTTCTCGGTTGTTGCCTAGCATACCACCATACAATGGCTTGAAGGTATGTGCCTTTGCGTCCTGTCTTGATACCCCCATGATGCTAGCAGTGTATGCGTGTACATCATATCCGGCTGTAACCTCTTCATAGATCACAGGATCTTTTGACAGGAAACCGGCAACCCTGAACTCTAGCTGGGAATAATCCCCCTCTAGAATGTAACCACCTTCATGCCTAGAAACAATTGCCTCTCTTGCAGGGAATGTGTTTCCACGCGGCATGTTTTGAAAGTTTGGTCTACTTGACGACAGTCTTCCAGTAGCAGTGACGCACTGATTAAACTGAGGATGAATAAAGCCATTATCATCTTGATATTTCTCCAAGCTATCTACAAAAGTGTTAAGGTACGTCCTTATCATAGAGTACCTCATGTACTTATCAACAAACTGCCTAGCATCGCCCTCTAAGTCAAGTCTTATCTGTGTAAGCGTTTCTTTGTCCGTCTTAAACCCGCCAGAGGCAGTGTCTTCTGGCCCTCTGGGTATTACTCTAAGTCCAGCAGGTTCTTTAAGATCTTTATACCATATACCCACACCCCTGCATCGACTACACCTCTTTTTGTTCTTGCTTCTCTCCCCTGACTTTATTGTGTAGTAGAAGGAGCCTTCGCCGGTACAGTGGGAGCAGGAGATACCTGATGTTCTGCGTACTACAGGAGCTAGCTCTTTAACAAGCGCATTAAATGCGGGCCTTTGCATTTTAGTCTTATTCTTTTGCTTCTTGGTATTGCCCCTAATCTCGGTACCAATATTAAAAGCACTCTTCCAAGCGTTCTTGTCCGATACTTTTCTGGAGTAAAGCAGGATGCTGCGGTCGTCCGGGCTATCAAGATTGATAGGAGTGTCACCCATAACCTTCTCAGCGATAGCCATGAGGTCGTTGTACAGGCTGTTGTATTCATTCTGATACTCTAACTTGATCCTAGTAAGCTTCTCATTGGATATTTTAATACCGGCACTCTCAATATCTATAAGAGCGTCAAGCATCTCCATCGACAGTTCAAGCACATTTTGCATGAATATCTCCGTAGACTGAGGAAGGTTCGTAATTGTCCCATGACATACTAAACTCTGCTATCTGCATATCAGCTAATTGTTTTGTTATCCTAACATCATTCATACAATACTGATTAACTATATGAGGAGGCATGCTCTCGTAGGATATCTTATTCTTTATATACTCGGACGTTAAGTCAGTACGTTTTTCAGAAAGCCCTCTCCTCTCACAACAAGCTGCAAGGCTAAGTCCTACCTTATTACCCCTAGCAAGAAGATACTCGGAAATCATAGTGTCAAACAAATGACCGTCATACTTAAAGCCACAAGCCCTTAACCACTGCAGATCAAATTTAAGATTGTGGCCTATAAGGCAGCTAGTTTTATCTAACACAGACTGTATCTTAGGAGCTGCATCCTTTGTTGCAGGAATTGCATCGTGGTGCAACCACACTTCCATCTCTTCGCTGTACATGCCGGGTATTTCACTGGCAATACCAACAAATACAATCTGGTTTCCAAAGAAGGGAGAAGATACAGTATTGGAACCGAAAGTCATTGTAGTTTCTATATCAATAGTTGTAATCATGAGAATATATCCCTGTCACCATCTCTGCGTAATACTATAGAACCATGCCAACCATTAATCTTGTTCTTAGAGAACTTAATAGTTCTGAACTCTTCATGTTCTGCTATACCAATACCAATGATAATATCTGCTTCACCCGCCTTACCTGTCTTAGAACCATCTAGCATAGAGTAATCAATAGTCTCTCGACCATGCGCCTCATAAGACGCCTGTGATATAGCCCATACAGCAACATTGTTTCTCTTCGCAAGCTCTCTGGACCGGCAGTACAGCTCCTTTAGACGTTCATCTCCGCGAGAGAACTCACCGTCAATCCTAATCTTATCTAGCTGATCTATTATGACTACATCAACTTCATTGCGTATGCAGTAATCTTCCACTTCTTGTATTGATGTACCTACACAATCCATAAAGTTAATGTAGGGTACAGCAAGCTCTTTATATGTGTCTATAAACTTGTCTTTATTTGTAAAGACCTCAAGCTTGGACATCTCAGTGATAGACTTAGCCACCCGCATCCTAGTCTTTCTAACCGGCTCTTCATTGCCCCAATAGGCAACCTTAATCTTGTTCTTAACATACCACCCGGCTAACCAAGCTGCAAATGAAGTCTTACCTACTTCAGGTCTTGCAAAGATTACGCCAAGGTTCTGTCTGTCAATGCCGGGGACGTAATCGCGTATCTGGGTAGGAAAACTAAACTCAGGGTCACGTTCAAATTCTTCAAGAGAGGTTTCAATAGCCTCATTTAAAACAGAGTAAGTCTGCGACTGTTTTATATCGTTGTTCTTTAGTTCTTCTACAGAATTGAACAGAGAGTTAGTATCACTAGACTTACCAACAAAAATTCCAAGGGCTTGTTCTCCTATTTCCTTTGCTTTTGTTCTTTTCCAAAATGCGTGTAACACATCTGCAACAAGCTCTGCGTTTACTTTTGTAGCCCGTAGCTTATCTAGCTCTCTACCTACCTTCTCAGCAGTAGCTTCAGGTAGAGCAGGGTATTTGGCTTGGTGTCCAAGGGATAAATCATCTACAGTTAAATCACCCTCATAGTTTTTGTGTAAGTGTGAAAGCGTTTCAATTATTGTTGCTACTTCTTTTGGAAAGTACTCTTTCTTTATAAGGCTAGCTACCCGGTTGTAATTTTCTTTACTCAGACAAGCAACAAGTACCGCTCTGTCAATCATATATTTTCAAAACCTTTCTTGACTCTTCAACATCCAACTTCTTTAGATCTCTTTCTAAAACAACCATATCTACATCTTCTAGTTCCCACTTCAACCTCATAACCATATCAATAGCTTTGGTTGTAGCGTCTTTATCTAGTGCAACTGTCACCCTATCGAAATTTGCAAGAATGTCAAGCGCCTTGTCAGACAGGCTGGTTCCCAAGAGAGCGACGCCCGTTGCAAAAGATGATACAGAACAAGCCGAAGCACAGTCCTCTACAACAACTGCATGGGTAGAGGTTCCACAGACAAAGGGTATACCATTCTCGCCATACCTGTACCACTTAGGGCCAGAGAAATAACCGCCACCTACATACCTGCCAGCAGCATCAACAATCTTATTGTTTTCTTTTATTACAAATACTGCTCTGTCGCGTTTATAATCATATCTTATATCAGCCAGCTTGTTGACCATTGCATAATCACATTTGTTTTCGACTACATAAGAACAAAACTTATCAGAAAAGTTAGACCTACGCCAGTGTTGCTTTTCAACTTCTAGACCTACAGGTACATTAGGTTTTAACATTTCATCGACTAATGTAAATGAGGTTTCTGTTAAACCCTCTTTGATAATACCACCCTTTGTACACTCAGCATGAAAACAATAATACTTAACACAATCAGTAAAACTTGTTACTGACAGGGTTTTTGTTCCATTACATAAAGGGCAATCTAATCTAATAGATGTACCTATAGGTATATCTATAGTATATATATAATCTTTAATAATATTATTCATTAGTATAATATCCTAAAGTATAAAAGTAATTCGGGAGACGGTAACCTACCTGATATCACGTATTTTTAGGGCTGTCAAGGTAGAAAATGGTTTGACATCAGATTTAATTTATGGTAACCTCTGCATCTTCCAACCGGAGATAAATCATGATTACGATTAATTACCCCAGAATGTCAACCCCTGAACTTCAGCGCCGCGTATTTGAGGCTACTGTGCAGGATAAAATATTCACTGTAGAGTTTATTAAAGCAGATGGCACTAAGCGCACAATGAATGCTAGGCTAGGAGTTAAGAAGCACCTTAAGGGCGGTACTAACTGCAACACAAATAAATCTATGCTGCCTGTTTATGACCTTAAAGCGAAAGGGTATAGGAATATAAACTTAGAAAGTTTACAGTCTGTAATTGTCAATGGCGTTAACCACACATACACATAAAAAGAGTAATTATATGGGTAATTATATGGGTAATGCGTTCCACACTAAAGAGTTTATTACTAAGGTTCTTAACCTGCGCTATAAAGATAACATGTCATCAACACAGGTAGTAAAAGAACTTGGCGAGGAGTACTTTCGTGAGCATCGTAGATTAATGACAAGGAATGTAGTCATTGGTTTGTGGAACAGAAACAAGCGCCTTGTAGAAAAGGAAGACATTGCCAAGGAGATAGTAGCTGTAGCGTCTAAGATAAAGTTACAAAAAGTAAGTAGTACATATATAGGTAAAGATACTCAATCTGTTTTTAGAGTCAGGAAGTGTTTGTCCTGCAGGAAAGAGGTTATGCTAGAAAAGAATATCTACATATGTACACCTTGTAAGCAGACTGAACACTATAAGTATGCTACTATGTCCCACTCATGTCACACTTAAGGTACAGTACAATGATGAATAGAAAACAAAAGAAGGGCATACAGTCTAAGCTTGCTGTTATGCGCTACTATGTAGATAAAGGCTATTTCGTATACAATGAGACTAACAACACAGGTCCGGTGGATCTTGTTGCCATACACCCGGAAACACTGGATAAGAAGCTGGTAGAGGTTAAGAGTATGTCGTTCCGGTCAAAGAACGCTAACTGGCGTCCCGGTACAATGATTAATAGGGCGCTAACACCACTGCAGAAAAAGCTTGGCGTAGAGCTAGTATACTATAACATTGAAACAGGGATGGTTAGACATGCGTAAAAGAATAGCTCGTCGTCCAAAGCCGGAAAGCTCCAAGAGGCAGGATGGTAAAGTACTCACATGGGAGTGGTTTTATGAGACTGAGCTTGGTAACTACCCAAGAAGCTGGATTAAACGATTTCCACATGTAGCTGATCGAGGCCGTTGGGTAGTGACTGAGATCACAGAAGATGAAAAATGACTTACATATATCTAGTAAGAGAGCATTGGGGTTTCTACGTTAATGAAGCAGATGAATATGTAGATGTCTTTTTAACAGAACAAGAGGCTACTACATGTGTACGTGAACGTGAACGTGTAGCAATACATAAAAACGTCCGAGCGTATGAACAACTTGAGTATATAATAGAGAAAAAAGCATTAGAAAGATTTGAAACTTTGTCGGCCTAAAAACTAGCCCTACGTTTTAGCTAAAAAGCACTCGTAGTTCAACTGGATAGAACAACAGACTTCTAATCTGTAGGTTGCAGGTTCGAGTCCTGCCGAGTGCACCACTCTATCCTGTACAGATTAAAAAAACACTTGACGGGTGCTGGACGTATATGTTAATGGTTTAATTCTTCTGAGGGGTTTGGTTAAGCGAATGCTGTATAACTTGAATAAGGCGGAGAACCAAAATGAGTGTGCCTGAGACTGAGGGAAATAACGAAGATAAGTTTGAATTAATGTGTGATGAAGCGATGGTAGACTTAGATTTTGCTAACATGTCTCAAGGAGAAAAAGAGATACTAGCTACTGAGCTTGCAAAGCTACGTTGGGTGGAAATACTGCGGCAGAAATGAGGAATAACAATGAACATTTTCTATCTAGACAAAAACCCCAAGATTGCAGCGAAGATGCATTGTGACAAACACGTTGTAAAAATGGTGCTAGAGTATGCACAGATACTATCCACCGCACATAGAGTAATTGACGGTGATGAGGTCGCTGACCGTGAGGGCTTGTATGCGTTAGCTCACAAGAACCACCCCTCTACTGCATGGGCAAGGCTAGGACGCGGCAACTACAATTGGTTGTCTGACTTGTGGAGCTATCTTGGTGAAGAGTACACGCACCGCTATGGCAAAGTACATAAGTCTTCTACATTAGAATGGTTGGTTTATCCGCCCCACCATATACCTTACAGAACACTCTTTACAGGTTTAACCTGCGTAGTACCTCAGTGTATGCCTGATGAATATAAATGCAATCCTAACTCTGCATCTCTTGATGATGTTGTGTCTGCATACAGGGCATACTACATAGGTGACAAGGCTAGGTTTGCTAAGTGGACTAATCGCTCTGTACCAGAATGGTTTCAATTAGAGGAGGTTGCAGCGTAATGGAAGATACAAAGACATACAAGTGGAACTACACCGAAAGCGTTACATTTGAGGAGTTTGTTAAACGCATTTACCCCCTTATAAATGGCCCTGTAACTACCCTATCAGAATGTGATGGTGACATGTGGTTAACAGACTTACAAAAACTACATCACGCTAATGATATACTTTTTAGTATACTTCACCAGATAAAAAAAGAGGAAAAAAAATAATGCTTGCATTAGAAGACTTAGCAATTTTAGATTACTACAAAGATTAAACTTGTCGGCCCTTAAATTTGTCGGCCCTTTATAATAAACCCTGTTGTGGTTAAAATATACCGGCATTGAGGTAGCCGGACTGTGGGCCGGAAAGAGTCTGTGCAGATATTTTTTAGATAGCGGCAATTATTTACTTGACACAGGATTGATACTGAATTATACACTGGGGGCGATCCCGCTTTATCAAAACAGGACAAGTTACAATGAATCAATTGATGCCTATTCAGCAGGATATTATACCTTCTGCCAGCTTCCGCGAGCATAACAACATTTTCGATCTCAGCTTCTTCGAGCCGCTTGAAGTTTATAAGGATAATGTGCAGACTTTCGATGGTGTGGACTTACCCGATAGCAGGGCTTTACGTTATAGCAGCAACAACTCATTAGCAGATACCGCTTGCGTATCCAGCACCTACACGCTGGAAAATCACGTAAACTTGTTTGGCAAGCACGCGGACATTCTAAGTGAGAGCAGCCTTCCCACAGATAACGTGCTGGTCCGTGATGAATTTTCCGAATTTGGTATGAAGGCTAAACGCTCTATTCAATANCTTGANGAGGCCGTNGANATGGGAGGAAANGATATGGTTTATTGCCGTTCTGACCAGATTAATAGCGTAAATTCCAAATGGGCTTTTCAGCAGTTCGCCGGCGCTTATCGTTCTTATTGTGAAAATTCTATGGTGTTCGGTGGCGAAAAGGCTTCTTACAACAAGGTAAAACACAGCAAGCATTTCGACGCGTTAAACCTGCTTTTAACGGCCAATTCTGTGTTTGAGACATTCCGCGATAATGTGGAGCAGTTCCAACTCTGGAAAAACACGCCCGTCGACGATTACACTGCAGGGCTATTTCTTAAGCACATATGCCCCAAGGATGTTACGGGTCAAAAGAGATTGGCACGGGAGAGAGACGCCAATATTGAGCAGGACGAATCGATCAACATCAAAAAGTTCCATGCGCTCTATGACCTTTGGGACGAATACAGCAAGGGCTATTCGCAGGGAGGTGGGCTTGGGAAAAACAAATGGGCTTTGTACAACGCCCTGACCCATTACGCCACGCATACCCATGACACTCGTACCTTCGAGATTAATGGGCAGGAGAAATCCCACAGTCTGGGCAGGGCATCTGCAGACTTGATCAGCAGCGACCATGGCGGTTATACGATCAACGAGCAGCTTGAGCGGGCTAAGGGTATCTGGATTGTCCTGTCCAGCGACCAATGGCAAACCATTAACTAGAACGGGAGATAGGCCGATAGAAATAATCAACGCCGCTTACAGGATCACATGCATAGTAGTTGTATCATTCCTCATTTACCATTTCATTCTATAGGAGCTATTCAACATGACGGCCAAGAAAACAGACGGCGCAACGAAAACAGCAACAGGCGGGTCGCAGGTGTTTCTCTCTACCAGCGTTCAGGACAAGATTGCTGATATTCAGATGAAAATGGCGATGCAATCTCAGGAGAGCTTTCGCCTGTACACTGGCAAGGGTTCGCTCTCACTGGTAATTGACAAGCTTGCCGATGGCTATCAGGGCTAGTCAATTTAACCGTTGACAACGGTTTTAAACTGCCGCTAAAATTAGGCCGTTCCTTCAAAAGGGGAACGGTCTTTTTTTTAACCTTTGGAGCTTTACCAATGACCATGAGCAGAAANAACTACCAGCACGCAGTGGACATGCTTAACCGGGAAATGGANCGGACGGTGGAAAATTATGGCTCGCCGTTGAGTTCGTCAAAATGGCCTATTACCCCAAAAGACAGAGACGCCAACCAATGGGCAAGCCATGTCGCCCGCCACACTCTGTTTAACATTGCGGGACAAATGGCTGACAATTTCCAGCAGGACAATCCCCGCTTCAATCGTGAAAGGTTCTTCTCCGCCTTAAATGAGAATTTCGCATGAATACCCCCATGAACAGCTCAGGCTTCAACAATTACTGGGACGAGGTGTTTCTGATGCTGACCCCTGAAGAATGGGAAGTTCTGAGGGAAACGGACGAGCAGGATCTTAAACAATACAAAGCGTACTTTTCCACGCTTTTTCTTGTTAGCTCAGGCGATACGGAATGAGGAAGCTTGAAGTGTGCTTGCTATTCGCCTTGTTCTTCGCTGGGTATACCTGCGGTGCCGTTATGGCCGTCCATTTTGGAGAGTTAATATGCGGATGAATAAGAACCAGCTAACCGCGCTACATCGCAAATGGCTGCAGAACGATCAGGGAAAGAGCTTCCTTGCATTCCGCCGCACCGTATCCCGCTTGCCCTTAGAGGAATGTGTGCTGGTTCTGTGGTGTGGCATGTACTTGGGCATCGAGGCTGACGGGTACACTCACAGCTAACAACGACTAATATTCAGCAGACTTGGGAGGCTTTATGCCTCCCTTTTTTTATGCTGACGTGATTACCCCGTAACCTGCAGAGATACCATGCGTTTCTGTAATGTGTGCCTGATTTGGATAGGCCGTATTGCACGCCTCCCCCCTCTCTCTGCCAGCCCAAAAAGGGTCACTGGGGGATTTGTCGGTCTAGTTAAAACAATGCGCGCACGGCCCTACGTATTTAGCCGGTGGTCTATGGCATGGTGACGTAAAAAAACCCCGGAGAGCCGGGGAGCATAGTGTATATTATGGATAGGGATTAACATCAACAAAAACAAAGACTTAGCAAAGGGGGGCGCGCATGGGCCACTGGGGGGGTGGGTATATCTGTATGCAATGCCGATGTATTTTTATGATTTTTTACCCCTACCTGAATAATTACCGTTATTTTTCAATACCTTATGACCTAACACGGCTAATGGCCTGTAAAAAGGAAGCCTCACTTTCTTATATTTTGTAATTATATTACAATTTTGGGTAATAATATTACAATAAGGGCTAATATTAGGGGGTTTATATATATAGACCATTGGGAGTAATGTAATTACTATTATACACCTGTTTTCAGATTTGTCAAGCACAAAATGCACTATTTTACTTTTTTCTCTTGACAACATGCCCATTTGTATATATAATGGTATCTTAGCAGTCACAAGCCTGTCTACGTCTTATCAACATATATATATTTATAAAAAATGTAAGAGCAGTGATAAGGCTTTTGTTACTCGCTTACCCCCTTTAGAAGCAAGATTTAATACAATGCCTTATCAAGGCCCTTTTGCATCGTATATCATGATTAATCAAACCGATAATTACTGCGCCTCTTGCTCCTGTGATGATAGGGGCTGTCACTGTGCAGAAGCTACAGCTACTTCTGAGCATGAGTCAGCCCCGTGCCCTCAGTGTGACTGTGGGGATTGTCAATGTAAGAACATGTACAAAAGTACAGGCTGGGCAAAACCAACAGTGGAGATGGAATAATGTCAAAGAAACAAAAATCAACTTATGAACTTTACAAATCTATTAATGAAAGAGATTCTGCAGATCGTAAGAAAGCTATAAAAAAGTACTACGATACTAAAGAAGGTGATCGCGGAAAAGCTGCTGAAGATGTGTATAGCGCTGATTTGGATAGACGAATAAAGGCTGTAAATCGAGATAAAGAACTTGTTTATCAATATGGCAGAGACGCCCCCAAGGCCCGTAGCTTTGGTACTGATAAACAGTATTCAGTGTCTCGCACCAAAACCGCTCCCGCCAAAAAACCCAAAGCAGCAAAATAAAGTGCCAGCCAACAACATGGGTGGCTCCATTCGCAAACCAAGGATGAAGTAATGGCTAATAAATTTTTAGAAAGCTTTAATAAAGCAAACAAGAAGCTTTCTGCAAAAGATTTTAAATCTAAAAAGGATTACTATCCTGCCAAGAAGAATCTTCTTCTTGATGAGATTACAAAAGTAAACAAAGTCCTTAAAAAAGACGGTGATAATAAAGATGCCTTTTACGCTAAGGATAATTTGTTAGGTCGGTTAGACTCTGTTGAACAAGCAATAGGTTTAAAAGAATCAAAAACCCCTCTATCGCAAGGGCGGAAAGCCAGTGGCGGCAAGGTATATGCAATGAACCGCAACATGGGTGGCCCCGTTCGCAAACCCCGGATGAAGTAATGCCAGCCAAAGAACAACTCCAGCAAATCTCCAAGGAGCTAGTCAAAGCCTCACAGATGCACAAGCGGCAATCTAAGAAGGTAGCAGCGATTAGTCGTAAGGAATATGCAAAGGGCGGTGGAGTTCGTAAACCTGATGTAATGCCCAAAGGCAAAGGAATGAAGCGACCTACCAAAGAGGGCGCTGGAATGACTGATAAGGGTATTAAGGCTTATCGTAAGGCTAATCCCGGCTCTAAGCTAAAAGGTGCAGTTACTGGTGAAGTAAAGGCAGGATCAAAGGCGGCTAATCGCAGGAAGTCCTACTGCGCTCGTTCTGCGGGTCAGATGAGAGACTTCCCCTCTGCGGCTAAAGACCCTGACTCGCGGTTGCGACAGGCTAGAAAGAGATGGAAGTGCTAATGGCACCTAAAAAACTTACAAGCAGACAAAAGACTACACTTAAAAAACATTCAAAGCATCATACTAAGAAACATATGTCTCGTATGAAAACTGACATGAAAAAAGGGGAAACTTTTGGTGCTTCCCATAAGAAAGCAATAAAAAAAGTAGGAAAGTAATGGCTAAAAAAAGAGGGCTATACGATAACATTCAAGCAAAGCGCAAGCGGATAGCCGGTGGCTCTGGAGAGAAGATGCGTAAGGTAGGGGCTAAAGGTGCGCCTACTGCCAAGAACTTCAAGGAAGCTGCAAAGACGGCTAAGATGAACTATGGAGGTATGGCTACAGGCTCCATGCAGCAGAATCCGCAGGAAAGTCTTATGGATATGCAGGATACTAAAAGAATGGTAGCCCCTGCTATGGCTAAGGGCGGTAAAGTTAATCCCGGCATGGACGCTCTGGGCAAGAAGAACCCCGCCGTTGCAAATAAGATTCTAGGTAGAAAAGAATATGCAATGGGTGGTGGAGTTCGTAAAGTTAACTACTAATGGTAAGCAATCTATTAGCCCAGAATAAGCGTAAGAAGCGTGAGTTGACTGAAAAGCAGTCATCCTATTTAAACGCTCTCATGGCTAATGGCGGTAATAACGCTGCAGCATTGCGCGAAGCGGGCTATGCCATTACTAGCGGCAATGACGTTATGAACTCCCTTGCAGATGAGATTATAGACCGGGCTAAGAATATGCTAGCCGCTAACTCTGTAAAAGCGGCTTCAGGGCTAATAAACGCTCTGGACGATGATGGAACTACCCCCCGCGCAGAGCTAAGGATGAAGGCTGCAGAGTCTATCCTTAACCGGGTAGGTGTTGGCAAGCATGATGTTATTGAACATAATGTAACTGCGCTTCACGGAGTAGTCCTTCTCCCCTCTAAAGCAGGGCAGCAAGAGCCTATTATTATAGATAATGATTAATCTGTACGTACAAATTAGTCTATCCCGCACTGAGAAACCGAATAGCTACCTGTGCTATAACAAGCAGTATGGTAAGCGCTATAAAAAAGTCACCATTCATCAGCAATCCTCGTTGGACGCTGAAGCAGTGGTAGCAGGGGGTTTTGCCTTTAATAGCGGGCTAATCCCCAGCCAAAAAGATATAGGCACGTAAAATGGCGTCCAATGATAAACCCACGCAGGATCAGCTAGTAGATACTACCTTTAAAATAGCTAAGGCTATTGCTAAATCTCCTAACGGTCAAGAGCTTCTGAATAAAACCCTGTTTAAGATTTCTCCTGAAGATCTTGCAGGAACAACATCTGGTAAGAAAGTAACAGTTGAAGATGCTGTCACGATGACAACTCTAGCGATTAAAGCGCAAGATCTGTACAGCAAGGGACAGGATAGCGAAGTTACTTCTGAAATGGCTAATGCTCTTATAAAGTATGTTGGCCTCATTCCTAAGAAAATAAAGGCGGAGTTTACAGGCTCTGTAAACAAACCCGGAGCAAGTGTATCAGCCCCTGTTGGCAGAGGTAGGGCGGGTCTTAAAATGCCTGACTTCAACAATCCAGAAACCGCTAGTGCTTTTTATGAAGACCCTGATACGAGAGTTGATGTGGATTCTAGAAGTATCTCAGCCCAACGCAACTTGGGTAAGGCAGGGCCTTTTGATATGTCCGTTTCAGGTAGAGTTGACAGGTCAGGTAATGCCTACGCAGGTATACGCGGTAAGGCAAAGTTTGCAAAGGGCGGTCACGTCAAACAATATTCAAACTCACCAAGGAAACCAAGACTAAAGTAATGGTTGACAAAGCTAACGCCACTGAGGAGCCTGTAAAGCGTGCTGTGGGCCGTCCTAAGCTAGCCAAGGGGGTAAAGGGCAACTACAACATGTCCGCCCGTGAGAAGGCTAGGAGAGCCTCTCAGACGGCTATACTGAATGCTAACAGAGCAACGAAGAAGGCCCAGCTAAAGGCTGCTAGCGCTAAAGCTAAAAAAGATAACATAAAAAAAGTTGAACAGGCCCTTTTTAATCCCGAAGGGGCAAGAGTAATTGACGAAGGCGTACTTACTAGTGTACCAAAAAAAGTAAGGGAGTTAGTTGAGGATGAAGCAGAAGTTATCTTCAAGCCCAACGCGGGGCCTCAGACTGACTTTTTGGCAAGTCCTGAAAGGGATGTGTTTTACGGCGGTGCTGCTGGCGGGGGGAAGTCTTATGCTCTTCTTGCTGATCTCCTGCGTTATTGTGATAACCCCAATCATCGCGCCCTTATTATTCGTCGCACATTGGATGAACTTACAGAACTGGTTGACAAGAGTAAGCAACTATATCCTAGAGCTTTTCCGGGGGCCACGTTCAGAGAAGCAAAAGCAATGTGGCAATTCCCCTCTGGAGCTACGGCTTGGTTCTCCTACCTCGACAAAGACAAAGATGTAACTCGCTATCAGGGTCAGGCTTTTACGTGGATAGGCATTGATGAGATTACGCATTATCCCACACCTTTTGTATGGGAATATCTGCGTTCCAGACTTCGTACAACAGATCCTGAAATAAATTCATATATGCGTTGCACAGGAAACCCCGGTGGGGTAGGCGGCTGGTGGGTCAAGAAGATGTACATTGATCCTGCCCCGGCTAACGCCCCTTTTGCAGCAACTGATGTAGACACAGGCAATGCTCTTTTATGGCCTGACACAGCAACGAACGGTAAAGCAGGTCAACCGCTCTTTCTTCGTAAGTTTATTCCAGCGCGGTTGACTGATAACCCCTACCTAGCAGAAACTGGCGAATATGAAGCTATGCTACGGTCGCTCCCAGAAGTTGAGAGAAGACGACTTTTAGAAGGGGATTGGGATGTCGCGGAGGGAGCGGCGTTTCCTGAGTTTTCTCGCAATGTTCACGTTGTGGATGCGTCACAGATGCAAATACCTGCGGGCTGGTTACGGGTAAGAGCAGCGGATTATGGCTATGCTGCCCCTTCTTGTGTCCTGTGGGGGGCTATTGATTGGGATGATACCCTGTGGATATACCGTGAGTTTTATGGTAGCGGTCAAAATGCAGAGCAGTTAGCCCATACTATCACCGCGCTAGAGGGAAAAGATCCAAACATGTACTACTCTGTGTTGGATGCTTCCTGTTGGAATAAGACGGGCAGCGGTCCTTCCATTGCAGAGACGCTTATAAGATGCGGGGCTAGGTTTACTCCTTCTGATAGAAATAGAATGGCAGGTAAGATGGAGTTGCATCGCAGATTGCAGATAGACCCCATTTCAAACCTGCCAAGAATAAAAGTGCTGTCCACCTGTACTCATCTTATTCGCACTTTATCCGGCATTCCCCTGTCCAAGACTAACCCTGAAGATGTAGATACAAAAGCAGATGACCATGCCTATGATGCTCTGCGCTATATGTGTATGACTCGCGCACGGGGCCACCTCACTATTAACAGTATGATGAATAAGATGAAAGAAGCAAAACCTAAACCCTTTGATTCTACCTTTGGTTATTAATCATGGTTGATGATGCAGGAAGAAACACTTTTGGTGAAGCTAAGGCTGGTCTAGAGCCGGGTACTCAGCTTCGTAGTAATACTACAGGCTTACCAGAAGCAAGGTTAAAGCAGTTAGGCGTAACAAAGCCAATAACTATTACATCAGAAGGTGCTGGTCTTATCCTTCGCCTTATGAAGGATACAGGTAGAACGACTCAAGGAGCCTTTGTTGAGCTTCAGAAGAGGCTTGAAGCTGCAAGGATTGCGGCTAAAGATACTGTTGCTAAACGGGACGTTGAGTCTTTAGTAGATCGCTACTTTCCTGATGGGATAGGCGGCACAGAGAAGAGCCTGAACGAAGCAAAGATATATGAACAAGCTCTGTTCGATGCGGGTTTTCTCGAAGACGGTGACCCCGGCTTTAAGTCATTAGATGCTGACTTTAACAGAATCCCTAAGCAGGGACGTAACAGGAGGTCAGCGGAAGGAAAGAGACTACTCGATATAAAAGAGAGTGGTGGAGTACCTACAGTAGTGGGTAGAGATAGAGAAGGTAAAATAGTTCTTGACAAAGAGCGTATTAGACCTTATAATTACAGACTAAGCAGTTTAGCATTAGAAGCTTTAGAAACTATTAAACTTCCCTCTTTTGCTGCTCAACCACTAACACAAGAAATACAGGCAGGGGAAAGAAAACGGCTAGCCCCTGAAAGAGCAGAGGCAAGAGCAGCAAATCTTCCTGCCACTATGCAAGAAACCCTGTCTACTGGTAGCGGCGAGACTGTAGAGCCTAATAGAAGAGACGTTTCCCGCAGAGCATCCGGCGCTATAATTAGCCGACGAGATGTTAATGTTTTTAAAGAAGCTATGGGGAAAGTTATGGAAGCCCCTTCCGAAGAAAAGAAAAACCTGTTTAAGAGCATCATGCAGGAAGCTAGGAAGATAGATCCTAAAGTTTCTATGGACTCCATGCAGGATGTTAAAGATTACTTATATTTCAATGGCGTTTTAGAGGCAGATACCAAGGTTTCAGAAAAGTTAGGCCCTTCCCGAATATCGGATGTAGATGTTCCTGAATATGTAAAGCCTAGCCCTAAGTTTTATAAGGAAGGTCTTAAATCACTGGGTACGGGCGATTCTAATGAGCCTCTTGTGATAGGCAAATTAAGCGCAAGTCCTAATCCCTATGTAGAGCCGGTAAAGCCCAAGACGTTGGATGAGCTTATCGGCAGCGGCGACTTATCGGCAGCGGCGATTACAACAAAAAAAGAGATTCCTGAAAAAAGAAGATTCTCAGACCTGCTTAAAAGCGGCGGAAGAAAAGCAATAAAGGCTTTGCCCTTTGTAGCAGCGGCAGATGTGCTAACCAGTTCAGACCCTGTAGCAGCAATGGTAGGGTCTACTCCCACGGCAAGATCCGCACTATCAGAGATAAAAGCGGATAGAGAAGAAGAAGAGTACAAGCGTTATACTAGTGCTGATGAACAAGCTTTTGGCGCTATAGAAAAAGAAGAAGCAACTAAAGTTTTAAAAGGCCCACGCGGCTTTTTAAGCATGGATTAACAAAAAGGAAAAAGACTATGTACGAATATGGTAAAGATTACATTATGGGTATGATGAAGAAGCAGGGCGAGCTTAGTGCTGCGCCTGAAGCAGCCCTGTATCGGGAAGCCCACGACTCAATGATTGCAGGTCCGACCGACCGTGATGCGCTGCAGGTTGATATGCCGCGTAAGGCTAATGCGGACAATGGCGTTGATCCTGCTGTCTTCAAAATGGCAAACGAAAAAGACTACTAAGACTTAGGAATAGGCTATGCCCGATAATCCTTTAGGCGACATTCCAGCGGTGGCTCTTGTAGACGAGGCAGCAACTAATATTGTTGGTGTTGTTAAGTCTAAGTTTCAAGAGGCTGAAACTGGTAGGTATCAGCATGAACAGCGCTGGCTAAAAGCGTATAAGAACTTTCGGGGTATCTACGACTCTAGCACTCAGTTTAGAGAGTCAGAGAATAGTAAGGTTTTCATTAAGATTACCAAAACTAAAGTTCTTGCTGCATATGGGCAATTAATAGACATACTATTCGCCAGTAAAAAGTTCCCCATTGTAGTAGAGTCTAGCCCTATTCCAGAGGGCATTGCTGAGTTTGCACATCTAAACATACAGGGCCAATCCGCCCCGCCTCCTGTAGAAAACCCTTACGGGTTTCCGGGGGATGGCAGAGATCTGCCCCCCGGCGCTACTGAGGCTTCTCCTCTGGGTGGATTGGCCGGTAAGTATGAAGGGGCTGACCTGAAAGAAGGCCCTAGCAAGATGGGTGAACCTCAGATTAGCCCTGCTAGAGAAGCAGCGCGTCTTATGGAAAAGGAAATTCATGATCAGCTACATGAGAACAATGCCACTAATATTCTGCGGCATTCCTTGTTTGAGTGTGCGCTACTTGGAACAGGTATTGTAAAGGGGCCGCTAAATGAAAATAAGACAGTACATAGATGGGATGCAGAAAAAACGTATAGCCCCTCTAAAAAGCTTGTTCCACGGCTTGAGTCCGTGTCTTGTTGGAACTTCTACCCTGACCCTTCTGGTACTAGCATTGAAGACTGCTCATATGTAATACAGCGGCATAGGTTGAACAGGTCACAGATGCGTGACCTTATGGACAAACCCTTCTTTGATCCTGAAGCTGTTGCTGGTTGTTTGGATGTAGGCCCAAACTACGATGAAAAGTATTTTGAAGATACCATTCGTAGCGAAAATCTTGAGTCGGTTAGTGATACAGAGCGTTTTGAAGTTTTAGAGTACTGGGGTAACTTAGATTACGCCTTAGTGCAGGAGATGGGTCTTCCTATAGAAATGGATGACCTTACAGAGTTTCCTGTAAATGTCTGGGTTTGTGGCAATCGCGTACTTCGCCTTGTTATGAATCCCTTTGTACCTTATCGTATGCCTTACTTTGCCACTCCCTACGAAATTAACCCGTACCAGCTATTCGGTGTGGGTGTTCCTGAGAACATGGAAGATGCCCAGCTTCTTATGAATGGTCATATCCGTATGGCTATTGATAACTTGGCTCTTGCGGGCAATGTAGTCTTTGATGTGGATGAAGCCTCATTAGTCCCCGGTCAGAACTATGACATCTATCCGGGTAAGGTGTTCAGGCGGCAGTCAGGAGTTACAGGCACAGCTATTAACGCTGTTAAGTTTCCCAACACTGCTGGTGAAAACATCCAGATGTATCAGGCTGCACGGCAGTTAGCCGATGAAGAAACTGGCCTTCCCAGCATTATGCACGGGCAGACAGGCGTTTCAGGTACTGGCCGTACCGCTGCAGGGCTTAGTATGCTGATGGGCGGTGCAAATCTCAGCGTTAAAACGGTTATTAAAAATGTTGATGATTTTCTTCTTAAGCCCCTTGGAGAGAGCATGTTCTTCTGGAATATGCAGTTTAATGAAGAGCGCCCTGAGATTATTGGTGATCTTGAAATTAAGCCACAAGGCACTTCAGCGGTTATGCAAAAAGAAGTCCGCAGTCAGAGACTTACCGCGCTTCTTCAAACTGTTGCTAATCCGATGCTTGCACCCTTTATCAAGATTCCAAACCTTGTACGAGAGCTAGCCATTGCACAGGACATTGACCCTGACCTTCTTGTTAATGATATAAATGATGCACAAATTTTTGCAGAAGTATTAAGAGGACTAAATGCTGGACAAGGAAACATGCAAGACCCTGCTGCCGCTGGTCAACAACCCGGCGGCATGGGACAGTCTGGAGGCTTGCCTTCTGGACCTGAAGGGGCGGTATCAGGCCCTGCTGGTGGTGGAACTATCGGACTTAGAGATGCGGAAGCTGCAGGGCAAGGCACAGGTGGTGGATCACCTCCTATCCCTGAAGCTACAAGTTAACACACAACAAAAAGAATATATAAAAAGTGGCGACTAACCTACAAGAAGCACTATCTTCCGGCACGCCCGCAGCAGCGGGTGCAAAGCCTATCACTATGGAGTCTCTTCCAGAGGCTTCTATTGATGTTGAAGGTGGTGCTTCTAGCCTCGATATTGAAGGGTTAGGCGTTAAGAAAAGTAAAGACGGACTTTCTGCAGGTACTACTTCTTCTACAGCGTCGATTTCAACAGAAGACTTTTTTGCTGATCTGTTAGCTGAAACGGATTTTAACAATGCTGATAGTGTTTTTTCTTTTAGAAACGGTGTGATTGAAAGAATTTCAGAGACTGATCCTGCTACTCTGTCTTCACTGACTGCATCTTCACTGACTGCACCTTCTCAGGCTGCTGCTTCCTCATCTGCTAGCAGACCGTCACCAAGCGGCTTTGATACTCTCTTTGGTGACAGCGGTGATGGCGACGATGCAGGAGAGGATGCCTCATACGGGTCTTTAGACTCAGATTCTTCTGGTTCCTTCTCTGAAGCAGAGGCTGCTTCCTCTGCGTATAGTGATGCTGAAAGAGCAGGTATGGCTGGGGTTGTTGGCAAGGGCCTTGGCGCGATGCAGGGTTTGGCTTCAGGCAGGGATTTCAGTGCAGCAAGCTTGGCAACGTCTGCTATTTCATCAACGGATTTTGGCGCGGCTTATGGCGCGTATAGCAATATCTCTGGCCTTGCAAATAATGTTAGTGGTATTGACTCTATTTCAGCGGGTTTGAATGCGGTCAATGCTGCAGTTGGGGCTATTGGTGCGATAGGTGATGTAACCGACGCACTAAGTTCGGGTAGAAGTTTTAGTGATATAGCTCAATCTGCTTTTGACAATATAGCGGATGTTGCTCAAGCAGCATGGTCAGCGATACAAGATCCAGCGGCTGCTTTAGACGCTTTTGGTGAAATGGCACAGTATGGCAGTATAAATGCTACAAATTTAAGCTATGACCTACCTTCTGGTCTTGCCTCTTATAGTTTTGATAAGAATGGCAATCTAAATACCCCCTCATTTATAAACATGATGATGGGGCTAACTCCTCTTAGCAATGCTTTTGGCTTGTCCCAAAAAGGGTTGGGTGCGATTGGTTATAAAGATGCAATGAGTGATAGGGCTGCGAGTTTTGCTACAGCCTTTGGAAGTACTCCGGGCTTTTCAGCCAACACGGCTGAAGCTACTGGCATAAGTGCAACGTCTTATGGCACTCTTGGGGCCATAACGGACTTTTCTTTCGACGTACCGGGAATGCAAAGCCTGTCTATGCAAGTGGATCTTTCCGCTATAGATGCTACATGGTCTAGCTTATCTATAGAAGACCTTGACCAAGCTTCTGTTGTCCAATCTTATCTTGATTATGAGGAAAAAGAGGTAGCTAATCAGGCGCTTCAAGAGTGGGGCAGATCAAGAGCTGAAGCACTTGGTTTGGACCCAAATTCAAGCACGTCCTCTCAAGAGGCTGCACAGGCCATGGCGTCTATGGGTAAAGCCGCTGACGCCGCATATACTGATGCTATGGATCAAATGGGCTATGGCTTTTCCGCCCTTTCAAATGTGGATGAAGCTTTTTCAACTTCAGATCCAGCGGCGGACCGAGCCGAAGCAGCGTTTGCCGCACAAGCCTACCAAAGCGCTAAGCAGGAGGCTATGAGTAGTTTTAGCCAATCACAAAGTATAAGTGATGAGGCTATGGCCTCCTCGTTTGGTGCCTATGCGGCGATGGAAGCATTGGGGGCTTTGACTGAGGACATTGCTGGGTTTGCTGCTTTAGACGCTTTTGGTGAGCAGGTTAGTCTTAATTTTGCAGATCTTACTCAGGCTGAGAAAAATTCAATCGCAAACTCCTATTCTACGACTGCTCAGAGTGCTGCTAGTCTCTCCGATCGGGGTCAAGCGGCTGCTGAAGGCTATAACTCACAAGCTCCTGAGTTCGATGTGGTAGAAGCAATGCAGCAGCTTGGGTATGATTACATCAGTATGAATGCTTTTCAGGATCTCGACAAAAAAGAGGCTCTCGCCAACCAGATGACTTTAAACGCTCTAAACGCAGATAACGATGAGAGTGGGTTTGAAGGCTCCGCGAGAGGGTCTGGCGGCGTTGATGAAGGCGCTTACTCTGACGCGCTTAATGCAAGTCTGGCTGATATGATGGGCGCGGGGCGGGATGCCGCAGCAGCAGCCGCCGCAGCAGCAGNCGCCGCAGCAGCAGACGCGGCAGACGCGAGCGANCCGGATATGGANTACGNNGNCGNTGNTCAGAATGTAGGCCCTGAAGACGATCCAACGGAGTCTNGATGANGGTNCGAATACCGGTGAGGCCCCCGGTNCGGAAGNTGANCCCGGTGAATCTGGNGAGGGTGCGGNNACCNCAGCTAGCGATTGTTTTGTTCAAGGNACTCTAGTGCTAATGGCAGAGGGTTCTACAAAAGCCATTGAAAAAGTTGTAGTCGGTGATCTTGTTGCTGGTAAAGATGGTAAAGCTAATAAGGTTGAAGCCACTCATATTAAAAA